GTATGCGAAAAAATAGGTTTAAAAAACAAACATCAAACCTTTACCGAACTAATAACAGGGGCAGCTTACAGCAAAGATAAGTACAAAATATACGTAGACACAAGAGAGCAACTCCCCTTGGAGTTCGATTGGCCAACCGAGCCGAAAGCTTTAAAAGCGGGGGACTATGCTTTAAGTGATTCTGATGTGACCTGTAATTGTCACATAGAAAGAAAATCTTTGTCTGACTTTATATCAACGCTAAGTGTCAAGAATTACGATAGGTTTGAGAGGGAAATTCAACGAGCCAAAGACGAGGGTATTTACTTGATTGTCCTTGTGGAAGACACCTTGAACAATGCGTTGTCTTTTAAGTACTTACCATATATTTCTAAAAAAATTCGTGTTACCCCCGAGTTCATTTTTCGTAACGTAAGGATACTAACCCAGAAGTATCCTCATATCCAATTTTTGTTCGTAAAAGACAGGGAGGAGTCCTCTCGAATCATAAAAAAGATATTTTTTTCAAATTGTATTTATAATAAAGTTGACCTGCAACTAGCATACGATATAAAGAAGCTCTAAAAATGTGGTATTGCCCCCCAAAATACGAAAAGATAATCCCAAATCCAAACGAGGAATTCCTGAGGTTACAGGGAGCTTTGGACGATAAAGAAGGTCAGATTTCCTTGGCTAAATTTTTAAGAAGCAATCTTTACTTCACCACAGAGCTTCTCACAGGAATTAAGCTGGCTCCCTTCCAAGAGATTACCTTACGTGCTATGATGAATAGGAACTTCAACATGTGCGTTTGGGGTCGTGGCTGCGGCAAGACTTTTATTGCTTCTGTTTTTTGCATCTTACAAACGATTTTTGAACCGGGAACCAAGATTCTTATAGCTGGCCCAACCTTTCGTACCGCTAGGTTCATTTTTAATAATATTGAAAAAATTCACGATGGGAAGGGTGCAGAACTTCTGATGCAAGCCTTTGGCGCGAAGTCTAAGCGCAACGATCAATACGAGTGGTTAATCAATGGTGGCTCAATCACAGCTGTCCCATTGAGCGGTGAAAAGATCAGAGGTTTTCGCGCCAACGTCCTTGTATTAGACGAGTTTTTATTGCTGCCAGAAGAAACAATCAAAACCGTTCTTATGCCTTTCTTAGTAGCTCCCCAAGACATGAAAGAGAGAATCAGGATCAGGGAGATAGAGGATAGGTTAATCGAAAAAGGGGATATGCAAGAAGAGGACAGAGCGGTTTTCACAAACGACTCCAAAATGGTAGCTCTTTCATCTGCGTCTTATACATTTGAAAATTTATATAAAACTTACACAGAATGGACAAGCAAAATCCAATCAGAAGAAAAGAGTGACGCTTCTTACTTTGTATCTCAGATGGGCTTTGAATCACTACCTTCTCATATGATTGATAGAACTGTTATCGACGAAGCTCAAAGTGGTGGGCAATCACATTCATCTTTTCAGCGCGAATATATGGCTCAATTCACAGATGGGAGTGATAGCTATTTTAGCGCGAAGAAAATGCACGAATGTACCATTCCAGATGGGGAAGCTCCGACTACTAAAATCAGTGGCGACACGGGAACCAAGTACATTCTAGCTATCGACCCCTCTTTTAGCGATAGCCCTACCTCTGATTATTTTGCTATGTCAGTAATGGAATTAGATGAGGAAAGAAAAGAATGCACCTTGGTTCATGGGTACGCAGTGGCAGGAGGGCATTTAAAAGATCATATAAGATATTTTTATTATTTAAATAAATTTTTTAATTTAGAGTTAATAATGATTGATAATGCTGGTTATCAGTTTATCGATAGTGCTAATGAGAGCAAGTGGTTTAAAAAGGACAAAATAAAGCTAAGCTTCTTCGATTGTGACTCTGATGCCGAAGGACTCGGCTACGAACACATGTTAAGAAAGGCAAGAAGAGACTACAATAAAGAATCAGGTAAAAAGTGCATAAAACAGGTATTTACCAGCAATTGGATTAGAAAAGCAAACGAACACTTAAAAACGTGTATTGACTACAAAAGGTTGTGGTTCGCCTCAAGAATTACCGCGAATTCCCAAGCTTTCGACAAAGCAGTTAATACTCACGTAGATACACAATTACTAAATGCCCCGACTTTACTGGAGTTAACCGAAATGCAGGATGATGTAATTTATCAAACCAAGAAGCAATGTGCTTTAGTAGAGGTCAAAACAACTGCTAGAGGGACTCAAACCTTTGATTTACCGATACATTTAAAGAAAAGCACTTCTGCCACGAGGGCCAGAAAGGATAATTATACTACTTTAATGCTAGGCTCTTGGGCTACAAAGATTTATTTCGATGTTATGTCGAACAAAGGGGCGAATGAGGGTGAGACTTTTAGCCCAATTATGCTTAGTTAAAATAATAATGGCTTTTTTAAAATAAAAAGTGTAATTTAGTTTAAGTTTAAAATAAAAATAGGTAGAAGGTATGCCAGACAACTATATCAGGTTAAAGCAGCTACATAACCCAGAAATTTCGGGTTACGTAATCGATGTTCTATCGGGCACGCCCTACCTTTACTATGGGGGCGATGTTACCGTAAAGGGCGACTTTACTCCCGCTACTTCCGGTCTTTATGATATAGGTTCCGAGAGTTTACCATTTCAAGACGTATATCTTGGTTCTGGTGATAATCTTTATTTCGGAGGGGACAAACTTAGCGTAAGCGGAACCTACCTCCTTATTAATGATGAGCCCTTTTCTGTTGATGTAACAGGGCCACCTGGGCCAGTTGGAATAACAGGTCCGACTGGAGTAACAGGTGCTCTTGGTCAACAAGGTTACACTGGTCCCACTGGTCCGATAGGGCCAAGCGGAGCCACGGGTATTTCGATTACTGGATATTTTTTATCAGGCGGTAATAACGAATACGTACATTACGTACTAGATGATAATACTTCTATCGGTGGTACAGCCACTTATTTACCTCCTGTTTTGTTGCCAAGCGGTGCTACCGGGGAACAAGGGGACGTGGGTCCGGTTGGCGGAATAATTTATAGTTTTACAAATATTACTGGTTTGTATAGCGGAGAAATCCAGCCAAGCGTTTCCTCTCCTCAGTTCTCTTACGATAACCCAACTTTAAAAGTAATTAGAGGTCTTGCCTATACGATGAGGTATGATCAAACGAACGTAAGCTCTGCTCTTAATACTGCTACAAATTATTTTACAAATGGTGATTATCTACAATTTTGTTTATTCGATCCTACTACAAATTTAGGCAGATACCATCCAGACGAAACAGGAGTTGGAAACCAAGTCCTTTCGCCTATCCCCTCCGCATCAGGACATACCGAAGCTCTCACGTCGTTGTTTCAATATTTCGAAGAAACGACATTCAAGGAGCAGATGACTGGACCTGTATCTTTCGCTGCTCCAGATTCATTCAAGTATGGATTCCAAAGAATAACGGTAAATGGAACAGCTTTAAACCCAGGTCATTACTACGTCTTGGGTGATGTTATAGTTTACGACGCTTCCCCTGCTGGGCCTACTGGTGGCACAGGAATGACTGGTTCAACAGGCATGTCTGGCGCAACCGGAATGACAGGTATGAGTGGGGCGACTGGTCTGACTGGTAAGACAGGTCTTACCGGAATGACTGGCTCAGGTGAAACTGGACCCACAGGACCAACTGGGCCGACGAGTACTGAACCTGGAGTTACAGGTCCAACTGGACCGACTGGAGTTCAAGGAATGGCTGGCCCACAGGGGGTTGGGGACAAATACAAAACATCTTTCGGGGTTGATAGTTTAATTAATCCAAATGATTCAACGCAGACCCCCGTTGGAAGCTTTAACAAAATTGTTGCTGGGAGCGGAACTAGCACGCTCGTAGATGGATCAAGTGCTACGTTTACAATGGAAGATGAGATTATCATTAGGCATGACAATCTCCGAAACATGGCATACACAGCTGCTCAAAAATTATTATTCACGGTAAATAATGATACGAGTCGATTCTTCTCTGGTAGAGTTAAAACTTATAATGAATCAAATGGCCAGCTACATGTAATAGTTTCGCCTCCTTATTCTTGTCCTTCTTGTAGTACTAATAGTAGTGGCAATCCTATTTTGGATATGTTTACTGCGGCTAACGTTATTGACGTTAACCTAGAGAGCCTTGAGGGAAGATTAGGGCGAACCGGACTGACTGGTTCTACAGGTATGACGGGGGCGGGTGTCACTGGTCCTACCGGAGCCCAAGGGCCAGCGGATGGTTACACTGGTGCGACAGGCGAAGTTGGGGGAACTGGCGGAACTGGTGCTACAGGCATGACAGGCATGACGGGTAAAACCGGAATGACTGGAATGACAGGTCAGGCCGCAAACGCTGATGTATTTGTTGTATCAGCTGGCACATTAAATAGTGCCCACGCATTCTTTGTAGATAGCGTTGGTAAAGCAACTTTAACTTTATATAAAGGCTTTACTTACAAATTTGATCTTAGTGCCGCAAACATAAACTCTGGAACTTCTGGAGATCACGTATTTGCGATATCCGAAAGCTCAGACGGCTCCCATAATTCTGGCCCCCCTGTTGGCTCCCAATATACAAGTGGCTGGGTTGAGTATGATTCAAGCAATCAAGTAACCTCCAATGGCCAAGGTAATTACGCCCTGTTTACTGTTCCGCAGAATGCTCCTGCCACGCTTTATTATTATTGCTCAACTCATTCTGGAATGGGTGAGGCAATTACTATCGGTACGGTTAAAGCTGGAGCAACTGGTCAAACAGGCGCAGTCGGTAGCACAGGAACCCAAGGGCCAGCAGGTGGTAACACGGGTAGCACAGGAATCGTTGGTCCAACTGGGCCAACAGGAATTAATTACCGTAACGCTTGGCAAAGCGGTCTTACTTATTTCGTAGGCGATACCGTAACTTACCAAGGTAGGCTTTATATTTGTATCGCTAACACCTCATCTCCGTCCGAAGCTCCAACAGATACAAGTAAGTGGGAGCTCTCTACACAAGCAGGATCAACAGGTCCGACAGGCTCGCAAGGCTCGACAGGCTTAACTGGCTTAACTGGCATGACTGGGGATGTCAGGTATACAATCGGCGGAATTTCAATACTAGAATCAGATACTCATAATATTATTGATTTCAGTATGCATGATGCTGGTGATTTTTACATCACGGGCAATAATGTAATCGTAAACTTTAATTCGGGAATGTTTAGGACTGGTCAAGTAAATATAATGAGAGTTTGTAACTCTGGGACTAGCGATACCAATTCTGATGATTTTATATCCAACTCTCCATTTTTCTGGGGAACAGGAATACATTGGCCAGATGACATAGCTCCGATTTTTACTCAATCACGAGGCTTCTCGAATATGTATACCTTTGTAAGATTTCCAAACAAAGCTGGACTACCAGTTTACTTGGGAACGTACTCACCAAATTACGACATCTAAGATACCATGGCTGAAGAAAAGAAAAAACCAACGACTAGAAGAAGAAGAGCGAAAAAAGATTCTTCTGAGCCACTGATGGCATCTTACGCCTCTACACAGGCCGTTACCTCAGGTCGTAGAAATCTTGCTGGTATTATAGACAGGACAGATAAGTTCAAAAACATTGATGATGGATTAGTTCCGTTTAAAACAGCTAAAGGCTATGGTAGATCAAGCATCTCTGTTAGAGACGCGGTAATCTTATGCCAAAAGTGTTATTATAATTTTGCTACATTTAGGAATATCGTTGATACGATGACAGAGTTTTCTGTTAGCGACGTATTCTTCAGGGGCGGGTCGAAAAAATCCAGACAATTTTTTAAAGCTTATTTTAATAAAATCGGCTTATGGGATTTGCAAGATAGGTTTTTTAGAGAGTATTACAGGAGTGGGAATGTTTTCGTTTACAGGTTTGACTCCAAAGTAAATAAAGATGACGTTAAAAAAATATCTCAAACTTTCGGGAAAAGCATTCTTCCAGAATTAGCCGTAGACGAATTATACCTTCCTTCTCGTTATACGATTATTAATCCTGCTGACGTTCAATTGCAGGGTAACCTTAATTTCTCTACGCCAAGATTCCATAAGGTTCTTACTGATTACGAATTGGAAAGGATTAGAAACCCTAAGACCGACGAGGATTTAGAGGTTTACAACTCTTTAGATGACGAATCTAAAAAATTAATCAAGAAGAAAAGACCTGGTAAAACATCTTTATACATCCCATTGGACCCTGATAAATTGGCGGCCATCTTTTATAAAAAAATGGATTACGAGCCGTTCGCTGTCCCAATGGGGTATCCCGTACTTGAGGATATCAACTTTAAGTATGAAATGAAAAAAATGGATATGGCCATTGCTCGCACCATGCAGCAAGCGATCCTTTTAGTAACGATGGGAACTGAGCCTGAGAAGGGTGGGGTTAATCATGAGAATCTTAAAAAGATGCAGAACTTATTCGGAAACGAATCAGTAGGTAGGGTTCTCATAGCTGATTATACTACTAAAGCTGAATTTGTTATTCCTCAAATTGGGCAATTGTTAGACTCAAAAAAATACGAAGTAATTGATAGAGATATCAACATCGGGCTAAATAATATTTTTATAGGAGGGGAAAAATTTGCCAATCAAACAGCTAAAGTAGAAGTCTTTATTTCTAGACTAGCTCAAGGCAGAAGAGCTTTCGTCAATCACTTTCTATTACCAGAAATTAAAAGGATTTCGAAAAGTCTTGGGTTTAGAAGTTTCCCAACTCCGTATTTTGAAGACTTTGAATTAAAAACAAGCTCAGAGACTTTAAGGGTTTATACGAGACTTATGGAATTAGGCATCCTCACCCCAGAGGAAGGAATCAAGGCTCTCGAAACGAATCGTCTACCAAACAAAGAAGAATCCTTAGAAGCCCAAGAAGAGTACAAAGAGTTTAGGGATAAAGGGTATTATGAACCCATTGCTGGTGGACCTCACACGCAGGAAGAGCTCGCTGACAAAACATCTGATACTCAGTTGCAAATCACGGATAAAAATATTAAATCTCAACAAAAACTTAAGAAAGACACTAACCCAAAAGAGCCAAGCGGGAACATTACTCCTAATACGCCGAACAAGGTAACCAAGGAGTCTGGTCGTCCTTCGGGTACTAAAAATTCCCCTTACAAATCCAATAGAAAGATGACCCCAATTGGAGGGGAAGATGGCTATAGCATGTCAAAAATCAAAGAGGGCTATGTGTTAGCTCAAGATTTGGAAGTAGAAGTATCAAGAATTTTAAGAGAAAAACACAATGTCAAAAGGTTAACAAAAGCGCAAAAAGAAGTTGCCACTGAAATCAGTCATATCGTCATGGCTAACGAAAAACCCAAAGAGTGGATTTCTAAAGCAGACGATTACTGTTCTTCTCCCACTGACAAAAATAAAGAAAGAGTCCAAGAAATTCAAGAGATAGCTTGCAAACATGACGTAGACATGGAGTCGGCAAGCATCTTACATATGTCACAAAAAACATTAAAGGATTAATTATGAACGAAGAGAATCAAGAACAACAAAACGAAGAGCAAATCCAAGCTCTTTATGGTGAGGCGGAAGTAGATATTTCTATGCCCGATATCCCCATGCCAGAGCCTGAGCCAGAGAAGAAAACAGAAGTAAAAGACGAAATTGATGCAGCATTTAATTTTGCTTTCATTGGGGCAGGACAAGGCGGATCAAGAATAGCCGAAACTTTTCATCAGCTTGGGTACAGGAAAGTCGCGGCTATTAATACCGCGATGCAAGATTTGAATACTCTTAAGTTGATTGATAACAAACTATGTATTGGCGATGGGGGTGCGGGAAAAGACCCAAAAGTTGCTGAAGAGCTTTTTAACAAAAAGTCTGAAGACGTTTTAGATTTTATGAAGTATTCATTTGGCGATGAGCTAGATAGGATCATTGTTAGCGTTGGGGCAGGTGGCGGATCAGGAGCAGGAATGATGGAGCCTTTAGTTTACGCTGCTAAAGAACTTCAAGAATCGGTAAAAGCCCCAGCTAAGCAAGTTGGAGTTATCCTTGCTTTACCAAAAGCTTCTGAAGGAAGAAAAGTTAACGCAAATGCTCACAGAACACTAGCAAAGGCTTTTGATTTAGTTGATAAAGGGATTGTGTCTCCTCTAATTATTTTAGATAACGAAAAAATTACAAAGCTTTATCCTAACCTTGTTGTTTCCAATTTCTGGCAAACAGCAAACATGAGCATGGCTGGACTATTTAATTTATTTAACCTAACAGCTTCCAAAGATAGTAGCTATTCAGCGTTCGATAAAAAAGATTATGAAACGATCCTTAATTCGGGATGCATTGTTTTCGGCGCATCCCCTGTAGCCAACTGGGAAGACCCAGTAAGTATTTCCAGAGCCGTAAGAGAGAATCTAAAAAATAATCTTTTATCTGGTGGATTAGATTTATCAAGTGGAACCTCTGCTGCCGCGATTGTTATCGGCGGGAGAGAACAGCTAGACAATATTCCACAAAGAGATTTAGACCAAGCTTTCGAGCAGCTTTCTAGAATGTTGAAACCTGGCAATGTCGTTCATAATGGAATTTACAGCGGGAACAAGCCTAGTTTAACTGTATTCACAGCTGTTGGAGGCTTGGGTAGGCCAATATTGAAATTAGAAGAATTAGCAAAACTTGGCGACCTTTAAAATGGTCATTAAAAATGAAAGTTTAATAAGAGTATGGGGCATCCTTACAACAACACCCAATGGATTGAGATTCAAAACCTCAGTGCTCAAAGGTTTGTTGGGACGGATATCCAAAAAAACCTATTTTATGGAAGGGATATACCACAGCTAAGGTACGAATATACTTTTCAGTACGAGGCTGTAAGTAATGATTACTCGACCTATCAATACAATTTACTAAAAACTGGGGATTTTGTTCAGTTATATTTAGATAGGTATAATTTAAAGGCTGAACATAAGGGGATTATCCAAGGGGAAAACATTGATTACCCAACGATAGCCCCGACTCACAGTGGGTTAGTTAGGGAGCTACCTTTTGATAGGCCAGTTTTAGCCCCCAACCCGAGCGGCTTTCATGAACCTGCGGTTCGAGAGGTTGCTTATAAAAATTTTAAATATAAAGAGTCTGATGTTATTTATATCGATTATGATAGACCATCGATCAAAGGAGCCCCAGGAGGGGGTATGCTGGGAATGGATAGGGAGCAAGCTGACACAATTAGCTTTATGTTTCAGACGGGAATTTACTACCCCGGGGACCATATACCTACCAAATCGGATGTTTCCGAGCAATCAGAGGCAGGATGTGATAAAATATCGTTCTTCTTCTACACTGGAAGATATGACGGTCCATCAAGCTAAATATGTTTAATATAACTAGAAAATTTAAAACTAAATTATAAAATAATAGGGAAAAGATGAAGATTCAGCAAAATATAGAGTACGGTTTACAAGGCCAATTCAAAGTCGATGTCTATGATCGAGAAGGAGAGATGGTAGACAGCACCGACTACTTTACCAACTTCATCACCCAGACGGGCCTAAATTACCCTCTTTATTACAATTTTTCTGATTGTTTTAGATATTTAACATTAGGAAGAAACGGCGGAGCTAACACTATGGATGTTACAGGGCTTTTGCCAGCCCCAACATATGTTACATCTTTGGTTAAAAATTACGATACCGATACAGTATCTTATCAAGATTGGGCATATTTAGGCGATGGGCATTTGGATAAAAAGTCAAGTTCTAGTGCTGGAAGCTGTGGAACAATCATTGGTGCTGACGGCCCCTCTTTCTACCGTGGGTGGAAGCTTCCGACAGGAGATAATGTATTCACTGAAGGCCAAACGACAATCTCGGAGTTTATGGTTTCGCCAAGCACCGGGACTGATGAAACTGGTCGCTTTGCCTTTAGTCGCGTCCCGAGAAGCGTTTCTATCCCTTCTGGGACAAGAACAATCGTTACCTATATGCTGAATGTAAAAATTAAGCATACGGGTGTTAACTATTTTCACGAAGGGACTTTCAATACAGGGCAAGCAGAGATTTCAGAGCAAGAGCATTTAGTTTCTGGGTTTGGTCATTTATCTGGATATTACAGGCAATGTTACCATGGCTTAAGATGCGTAGACAACCAAGGCCGAACATTCATACCTAAGTATGGAGACCCGATGGAACCCAGCAACGTTCGTTTAACAGACCTTGCGATTTACTTCTCCCCAGACAATAGTCAATTTGAAGTTAACTCTCATGGCGGTGGGCAATCAGACGTGGATAAAGCTTATGCTACGGACGGCTTATGTGCTCTAAGTTTCAACCATGATTTAGCCGAGAATGCAAATGTTGGAGATGACGAAATCCACAACAACTCTAAGATGGCTATATCTTCTATACCCAGTGATAGTAGCAGTGCATTCGAGCATCATTATAATATTAGATTAAACGCTCCAGGTGACGAAAGACCCCCTCGTTTAATCAATTATCAGTCATCCACGGACCAATCCGTAAATTTAAACAATAGCATATATAATTACACCACAATGGGTACAGACGGAGCAGACGCTGTATCAATGGCTACGTACGGTCAAGAAGGTTTGCGACCCGGTGAGTTTGACAGAGGTTTCAAAGCAGCTTTCTCATCAATGATGAGTAACCTTGGGGTTAACATAACTGACTTTACGGGTCGGCGCAGAAACCTAGTTAGAAAAGCATTTATTACCCCAATTAACGCCATGGGTCATAACACCCGCTTCGGCTCTTTAGTGTATGCATTTAAGAATGGTAGCTCTTATTGGCCCGCAGTAGACTGCATGTTCTTTGATACATCTGGTAGGTCTGTAATGCAGCATTACAGGGTATTTAGCGGGTGTCATCTTACGGAAAGAGGAAGGGGTATAATTAAATCTACCTTAACCACTAATCCCTCCACGAATGGAGGGTTTAATGTGGATTCTGTTCAAGGGCCAATCGTATACGATACTAATTTGGGTGTTAGTGATATTACGGGCTACACCGGATTCTATGAAGAAACTAAGACATGGAACGAAAATACTTATAGTTGGGACACAACCGCTGCCACAGCCGTGCGTGTATCTGGAGTAATCGCAGCTGGAACCACAGTACCTGGCAATACGGGAGCTTTTGGTGAAGTAACAGTAGATGGCACTAAGTATTATGGGGTCGGAGCAATTCAAGGGCATCTAAATCCAAAGTCTTTTGATTATGGTATTTCTGACCACCGAATAGAGGTTAAAGACAAAGATGGAAATATTGTTAGAAGCGCAATAAATACCCCTCCAAAAACAGCTGGAACAGACGGCAAAGGGTATGATTTCTCTACGGATGATATTTATTGGCCAAGTGTTCAAGATGGTAAGTTAAACTTCAAAGTAGATAACCTTCATTATTATCACGAAGGCTTAGGTATTTTAGCTGATCCAGCGAACCACTTTAAATCCACGGAACAGATTGTTGCAGATGTATCCTACAAAACTAACTTGGAAACATTTACTCCCCAGCCGCTTGCTCCAAGTGAGATGCAAGACCTCACGAGTATAACGCAAAATCATATTAATGCTTCTCAACACGTAGGATTTTTCTACTCAAGAGACACTGGATGGTTGGAGGTGGATCGCAACGGAAACACCGCAGGGAAATATAACTCAGCCACGACTTACGCGCAGGGAGATATCGTGGATGACGACGGTGGCTCTACGGTTGCTGCGGGAGCAAAAATGTATGTATCTCTTAAGGATAGCAACGCAGGAAACGCATTAAGCAATACGACCCACTGGGAGCAGTTATCAAAAATTCCTTACGATGGACGAACCTTCAACAACTCTGTTAATACGGCAGCAACCCCAGCTTCGACAGAGTTAAGAGACAACTTTAAGGACTTAACTGGGCAAGCTGTTACGGGGTATTTGGTTCCTTCCTCTCATATGTACAATGGAGACATTATTAATACTACTTGGGTTGGAAATGTTGCTAGTTTCCCACCAGCGAACTCAATTCAAGTTCCAGTAGAAAACAAAACTCCATCATCACAAGACCCGTATATTGGACCAACAATTTCCTCGTTCACAACGAAAGTTGGTATGCCGAATCAAATGTTCGATGGATTTGGAGCTTTCCCAGCTAAAGCTACAAATATGGTAGCAAGAAAATCAGGAGATGGAGTCAACGCCCTTGGCGGCTCCACCATGGCAATGGTGTTTACGGGGTGTGACGCAACCGCTGGAGCGGGCAAGGTAAGTGATCCCGTCTATGTTGTTGCGGGTTACGCTAAAGATCAAGATGGCGATTTTGACTGGAGTGTAAACTCTCAATTTACTGGTGTCGTGGAAATGACAGACTTTATACCTCCAGAGGGGTATTTCATTCACTACGAATCACCAAGGTTATTACCAAACTTTGCAACAGGCCAAGCAAGCAGCAACTCTTATCCAAGAGAAGATATTATTCAGGGCGGGGTTTACCCCGGCATGAGCAATCTCAACACTCTAGAAGTTTATATGGATATTTCGTGGTCTGCTCCTTGCGCTGATGTTGTAGGGTGCGTGGAACAGGAGGCGTAAAAAGGAAATGATTAGTCTAAACGGTCAGTTTAAGGCCGATATATACAATCAAAATGATGAACTAGTTTCTGAAGGTGAGTACTCTAGTAATTTTATTACTAGTACCGGATTAAACTATCCTCTTACTATGCCTTTTGCTGATACTTTCAAGTATCTAAGCTTAGGGTCTGGAAAAGCCCCCAATCATCTCTACACTACCGGACTACAATCAGGTTGTGTCCCTCATATATATTCTTCA